CACCGTTCCCGCCCCTTTTTCTTTTTCCTGACTATCAAGCGATTGGTAGACACTAGCCAAGACAGGAGAAACTAATGGCTAACACAACTTTTTCAGGTCCAGTCAGATCCGAAGACGGATTTGATGTAGTATCGAAAAGCTCAACAACTGGTGCATTTACAACGGAATTCAGCTTGGACGGATCGGGATTGCAGGTTACTCCCGTTACGTTCAGTGATGCAGACACCACCCTGACCGCCACTGCTAACGCTGGCAGGGTCAATGTTGTTCCGGCGCTTGGTGGAAACCGGACACTCACTCTTCCGTCGCCTACGGCGGGGGTGTGGTTCAGGTTTATTTATGGTGGGGCGGCAGAAGAGACGGAGAACCTGATCTTTGATACGGGTTCCGATACAAACTACTTCATCGGTGGTATCATCCATTTGGATTCCAACGCAGACAATGTTTCCGTGTATGCTGATGGTAATTCAAACTCTATACTAACTCTGACAGATTTTGGTTTATTTGAAATCAATATTCTGGCAAAAGATTCAACGAATTGGATTATCTGGGGTCATCAGGAAGGTGCAGATGTACCTGCCTTTTCCGATCAGTAAGATATGGTTCGTTAATTGAGATAAGGTTACCCATTCAGATGGATGGGTAACCTTTATCTCCTATAGTGAGCGGGGCTAGGAGCCCTGTCCTCGCGGGGAGAATCAGATGGCTGACGCAGTAACGTCCCAAACGATCCAAGACGGCGACCGCATCGCGGTTATGAAGTTCACCAACATCTCCGATGGTAGCGGTGAAACCGCTGTTGCCAAGGTCGATGTTTCCGCACTCAGCACGGAATCCGGCACGGGAAGGTCTTGTGCCAGGGTAGCCATTGAGCAGATCTCTTATGATTGCTCTGGCATGACCGTCGATATCCTCTGGAATGCCACTACTAACGTTATTTGCTGGACACTCAGCGGATACGGTTATTTCGACTTCCGTGGTGGTGGCCCCCTTCCGAATAACGCTGGCAGTGGCATTAATGGGGATGTGTTGTTCACGACCACGGGTCATTCAAGTGGTGATCGTTATACCGTAATGCTCTATATGAGGAAGAGCTACTAATGGCTGATCTAAAGAATTCTGCTGCGAAGATTCCAGAGTATAATGAGATCGCCCGCCAGAAGGCGGAGGCGGATCATAATTGGGGCTATTACAGTAGGCTTGTTGAAAATTATCCCGGCCATGAGGAGGAGGTCGGCCATACGAGCCGTATTGCTAAAGAGTATCCTAACTGGAGGGCGTTTTAGGGATGCCCTTTAAGAGTGAGAAGCAGAGGAAGTGGATGCACGCCAACGAGCCTGAGATGGCAGACAGGTGGGAACAAGAAAAGGCGTATGGCGGACTTATTAAAAAGGCGATTACCAACGGATTTTCCAAACAAGGTTCTTTGCAGGATTTTGCGGAGATGAGAAGTGGTGGCCTGATTGGTAATGGATCTCTGACGCCTGGCAAAGTTGTCGCGTTCAAAAAGCAATGTGAAGACAAATTTGGGGATAAATGATGGCGACTTCTGGAACCTCTACATTCAACCTCGAAATTTCAGAGGTTATTGAAGAAGCGTTTGAGAGGTGTGGCCTTCAATCTAAGACGGGCTACGACATCGAAACGGCTCGTAGGTCATTGAACCTCTTGAGCCTTGAGTGGGTGAATCGTGGCCTCAACTTTTGGACCATAGAGCAGGGCACCAAAACCTTAACGGCAGGCACCTCTACGGTCACGATGGACGCCGATACCGTTGATTTGATTCAGTATTGGATTCGTGATGGATCTGGTACATCGCAAAGCGATCTGCCGATTTCACGGTTCAGTGTATCTCAGTACTCTACGATTCCGAACAAGCTCACCGAAGGGCGTCCCGTAAATTTGTATATCGACAAGCAGCGTGATGCTCCGGTTGTGTATCTTTGGCCTACACCCGATAAAGCCTACACGTTCGTTTATCAGCAAATACGGCGCATTGAGGATACGGGTGCTGTGGGATCTGCTGATCCAGACGTTCCTGCTCGCTTCCTCCCAGCGTTGGTGTCTGGCCTCGCTTATATGATCTCCCAAAAGTATCCAGAAGCGTTTGTGCGATCTCCCGAACTTAAAGCTGAATACGAATTTCAATGGCAATTGGCGGAACAGGAAGATCGTGATCGTGCTTCCGTACACTTTGTGCCCGGAGGCTATTCCTAATGGCTAAATTTGCCAATGGCAAATATGCGTTCGGGTTTTGTGATCGCACGGGATTCCGATACAAGATCAAGGATCTCGTGCCACAAATCAAAGCTGGTCGTATGACAGGGCTGATGGTCGGCAGGGATATGTTGGATGAAGACCAGCCGCAGAACTTTTTAGGCAGGTTGGGCAGCTATGCTGACCCTCAAGCACTTAAAAACCCGCGTCCTGATCTATCGCAAGATACTAGCAGGCGGTTGTTTGCGTTTGATCCTGTAGGAAATGGGGGCGCAGATGGGTCGGGCAATATTCTGGCGCATGGACAGGTGGGGACCGTGACGGTGACCATATGACCTACACTGAATTGACCGCTGCGATCAAGGATTATTGCGAGAACACGGAAACGAATTTCGTGGCTGCGATCCCCACGTTCATCAAGCAGACTGAACAGCGCATCTATCGCTCAGTCAATCTGCCCGTGAACCGCAAGAATGTTGCTGGCACGATTAACGATGGTAATCAGTATCTGGCGATGCCCACCGACTTTTTGTTTCCATTGTCATTAGCGATTACAAGTTCCAGCAACCAAATATTTTTATTGAACAAAGATGCGAACTTCATCAGATCGACGTATCCTAATGCATCCACGGAAGGGGTTCCCAAGTACTACGGTGTTTTTGCAAGCGACACGTTTATCATTGGCCCTACGCCTAACGCTGATTTCGTTACAGAGCTTCATTATTACTATCAGCCAGCTTCAATCGTTGATACGAGTCCCTCGTGGTTGGGCACTAACGCCGATACTGTTTTGCTTTATGGATCTCTGGTCGAGGCGTACACCTACATGAAAGGTGACCCGGACATGATGCAGTTGTACCAACAGAGGTATCAGGAAGCGTTGGGGCTTTTGAAGATACAGGCTGAAGGGCGAATGACTGGTGATGAATACAGGGATGGTACGATAAGGATGTCGCCGCAGATGACAGTAGCCCAATGATTGGTGGAGAGATTGGAAATGTGACGGTAACTACTACGAACAATTGTAATTTACCGCCTGAACATTGGGCACGGCGAGCTACTGATCGAATTGTCAGTGTAGGGGAGGACGCGCTTCCTGCTATTGCAGAGCAGGCGCGAGCATTTAAGGGTCAGGTGTACCACACCGTTAATTTTTATATCAAGGAAGCGATCAAGGAAGATCGTTCCAGGGTGGTCACGTTATTGCGATTGGCGGACCAACATGATTTGGCCAATTCCGTGGAGAAGTTGTAATGGCTATTACTCAGGCGATGTGTACGAGCTTTAAGCAGGAATTGTTGGAGGCGAAGCATAATTTCCTCCTTTCCGGTGGAAATACATTCAAGATTGCACTTTATACGAGTAGTGCGACCATGAGTGCTTCTACCACAGCGTATTCCGCAACTAACGAAATCAGTAATACGGCGGGTTCTGCTTATTCTGCTAAAGGAAACACGCTCACACGGATAGACCCCACGACGAGCAGCACGACCGCTTATACTGATTTTGCTGACACTTCGTGGACTACGGCAACATTTACCGCCAGAGGGGCTCTGATCTTCAACGACGATACCACCTCTCCAGACGATAGATCTGTTCTTGTTCTGGATTTTGGTGCAGACAAGACCGCCACCGCTGGCACGTTCACGATTACTTTCCCTGCGGCGGATGCGAGTAACGCGATTATTCGTATAGCGTAATGGCTAACACAACACTGGTTGGCTGGGGTCGAGAAACTTGGGGCTCCGGTGCTTGGAACGCTTACGGACCAGTCGCAGTAACGGGTGTAGCAGGAACGGGTAGTGTTGGAAGCGTCACGGTAACGGTCGATGTCAATGTTACTGCATCGGGATTATCGGCTACCGGATCGGTGGGATCGGTCACGTTAGCTCTATACGTTTCGGTGACCGGGGTGGTCGGTACGACAGGAACGACGGGGATCAACATATGGAGTGTCATAGATGATTCTCAGACACCAGATTGGGTAGCTGTTATAAACTAGGAGTTAAGCATGGCAACGTATGTCAATAATCTAAGATTGAAGGAGATCGCTACAGGTGCCGAATCAGGTACTTGGGGTACTTCCACCAATACGAACCTAGGGCTTATAGCAGATGCTTTTGGTTCCGGTACTGAGGATATTTCCGGTACTACTCATACCACGACTGTACCGGACGGTTCGGCTGACGAAGGTAGAGCCATATACTTGAAGTATACGGGCGCATTAGCTGCAAATAATACTATTACTCTGGCACCAAATACTATCAACAAGCTTTGGATCATTGAGAATGCCACAACAGATTCAGGCTCTTCTGGTCCTTATAGTATCATCATCAATCAGGGAACTATTGTTGGATCTGGAGGCAAAATTACTATTGGTAATGGCAAGGTTGCGGCCATTTACACCGATGGTGCCGGAACAGATAATGCTGCTGTCCTGGATGCGTTCGCTGATCTAGTGGTAACCGACAGCTTCCAAGTTGCTGGTCCTACTTTGACCATTGGTGACGCTGCGGCAGAAGATACGAAGCTGTTGTTTGATGGTAACGCCCAAGATTTCTACATCGGACTGGATGATTCTGCGGATGATTTGGTGATCGGTCTTGGGTCTACCGTGGGAA